TCCCCCTGTGCGTCGATTCTCTCCCGAAACCCGCCGCTGACAACGACTTATGGCACGCCCACGGTCTGCTGATCCGACAGCCAGCCGCGACCAGAAGCGCCTCGCCGACGTCGAGCGGTCCCGCGAACGCACGCGGCGCGGGTCCGACATCGGCGAAATCCCGAAGGTCGTCAACGCCGAGCGACGCGCGGCGTGCCGCGGCGACCTGTTGCTGTTCCTGACGACGTACTTCCCGTTTTCGACCGGGCTTTCGCCGTTTTCCGACGACCACAAACGCGTCATCGGCCGCATCCAGGACTGCTGCCTGCGTGGCGGCCGGTTCGTCAACGCGGTCTACCGCGGCTTTGCCAAGAGCACGATCAGCGAGCTCGCGCTGCTGTGGGCGGTGCTCTACGGTCACCGGTCGTTCGGCGCGATCTTCGCAGCCGAGAGCGACCTGGCGGCGAAGGCCATCAACAGCATTCGCACCGAGCTCTCGGACAACGACCTGCTCTACGAGGACTTCCCCGAGGTGTGCCACGCGGTCCGCGCCTTGGAGGGCAAGGCTCAGCGCTGCAACTCGCAGACGCACGCGGGCAAACGGACGCATATCCAGTGGAAGAAGGACACGCTCGTCCTCCCTGCGATCGACGGCTCGCCGAGCAGCGGGGCGATCATCATGTCGCGCGGGCTCACCGGCTCGATCCTCGGGCTGCGATGGAAGACACCGGACGGCCGGCAGCTGCGTCCCGACATCAGCATCGTCGACGACCCGCAGACGCGTGACAGTGCCCGCAGCCCGGTGCAGTGCCAGGCCCGCATGGAGATCCTGCTGAAGAGCGTAATGAAGCTGGCCGGCCACACGACCTCGATGGCATGCGTCGTCAACGCAACTGTGATCGAGCACGGCGACATGGTCGACCAGCTGCTCGACGCCGGAAAACACCCGGCGTGGCAGGGCGAGCGGATCCCGATGGTGCGGAAGTGGGCCGACAAGCACGAGGACATGTGGCTCGAGCAGTACGCGACGCTCCGACGGACGTTTGCAAAGGACATCGTCGGCGACCAGGCCCGAGCCCACCGCGAGGCCAACGACTTCTACATCGCCAACAGGGCCGCGATGGACGCTGGCTGCCAGGTTTCATGGGAATCGTGCTTTGACCCGGAACGCGAGCACTCCGCGATCCAGCACGCGTACAACGCGTACCTCGACGACGGTCCTGCCGTGTTCGCGTCGGAGTTCCAACAGGAGCCGATCCGAAACGCCGCCGACTCGGCCGGCATCGCCACAGAGGAGGTGCGTGGACGCGTGGTAGGCGTTCCACGGTACATAGTGCCGCGCGGGCTGGACACGCTCACCGCGTTCGTCGACGTGCAGAAGGAACTGCTGTACTGGGCCGTCGTAGCGTGGGGCCACGAGTTCCGTGGTCACGTCGTGGCATACGGCACCTATCCGGACCAGGGGCGCAGCTACTTCACCCTGCGCGACGCGAAGAAGACGCTCTCGCGTGCCCACGGCAACAACGTCGAAGCCGCCATCCACGCCGGGCTCCAGGCCGTGGCCGCCGAGCTCCTCGACCGGGAGTTCGCCCGCGAGAGCGACGACGCCGTGCTGCGGATCGGGCAGCTGTTCGTGGACGCGAACTGGGCACAGACGCAGGGGGTCGTCCGTGACTTCGCCCGTCGCTCGAGCTACGGCCCGCGGGTTCTGCCGACGCACGGCCGGTACGTGGGCGCGAGCGGCCAGACGATCAGCGACAAGCAGCCAGACAAGGGCGAGCGCGTCGGGGCGAACTGGAGGACAAGCACGATAGGCCGGCAGCGTCACGTGCTGTTCGATACGAACGCGTGGAAGACGTTCCTCATGGCACGGTTGAAGTTGCCGGTCGGGCATCCGCAGGCGTTCACGATCCACGACGGCCAGCACGACATGCTCGCGGACCAGCTGGCCAGCGAGGTGCCGGTGCGAGTCGAGTCGAAGATGCGGGCCTGTGACGAGTGGAAGCTGATCCCGGGCCGCGACAACCACCTGCTCGACTGCGTCGTGGGGGCCGCCGTGGCGGCCTCATACGCGGGCATCTCGGCTGTCGGGGCCGAGAGTAAGCCAGCCGTGCCGCGGAAGGTGATCACGCGCGAGGACATGGCGGCCCGCCGGGCAGCCCTGCTCGAGAAGATGGGCAGGTAGTCTGCTATTTGGAGGAACGGCCGCGCGTGGCAGTCTGCTGGAGGTTCCGACCCCCAACAGAAAGGCACTGACCATGCGTTTTCTCGTCTTCGCGCTCCTGCTGCTGTGCTCGTCCGTGGCGATCGCCGACACGAACATCTACGCACGCAGCGTGACGATCTCGTCCGCCCAGGACGACGCCGAGCTCATGGCCCGCACCGGCATCCTGCGGCACTGCGGTCGCAACGGCGGCCGGCGCGAGGGCATCGCGTTCTCCACGGCCGGCCCCGACCACGCACTGCAGTCGTGCTGCTACAACGGCCGCTACCGCATCGTCGAGAAGGGCGTGGCCTACTCGCCCGCGCGTCGCGGATGGTTCGCCGTCATCCGCTACGCGAACTGAATCACAGTCGTAACACGCTGTAAAACGCGTGGTTGCGAGGTGAACAATGGTACACTCAATGGTAGCGGGCGGTCCCGCTCACACGAGGTGCCAATGGCAGCTGCCGATGACATCCTGGCCGCACTCGCTGCGAATCTCGCGCAGCCGAAGCGTGCACGCACCGACGCAGGTGAGGTCGAGCAGCACGACCTCGACAAGCAGGTGGAGGCGGCCCGCTTCGCGCTGCAGATGGCGGCGGTGAGCCGCTCGCCGTTCCGCGCTCTGCGGTTCGCGCAGGCCCTGTCGCCAAACGCCAACGGAGGCGCCGACCCGGCGACCGCCGCAGCGATCTATCCGCCGCCAGGCATTTCGGGCCTCCCGGGGTATCCAGGCACTTGAGCATTTTCGGCTGGTTTGCCGGGGCGAAAAAGGCCGCACCAGAGCCGGTGAAGGCCCGGTACGACGCTGCACAGACGACGCCGCTGAATCAGCGTCACTGGGCGCAGGCCGACTGGCTGTCGGCCGACGCGGCCCTGCACCCGGGCATTCGCCGCACGCTCCGCGTCCGCAGCCGCTACGAGGCCGCCAACAACTCGTACCTGGCCGGCATGCTGTCGACCCTGGCCAGCGACATGATCGGCACCGGGCCGCGGCTGCAGCTGGACGTCAAGGACGCGGACGACGACAAGCTCAAGCAGGTCGAGCGTGCCGTCGAGGAATGGATGAACGCGATCGACCTGCCCGGGAAGCTGCGGATTATGCGGCGAGCCAGGGCTACCGACGGCGAGTCGTTCGCGCTCATGCAGAACAACCCCGCGCTCGACGGCGTGCAGCTGGACATCAAGCTCATCGAGGCAGACCAGGTCGCGAACCCGACGTGGATCCTCGAGCTCGGGGCGATCGACGGCCTGCGGCTCGACGACGCGGGCAACGTCCGCGAGTGGCACATCATGCGGAACCACCCGGGCTCGTTGACCTGGGCGAGCAACGTCGGCGACTGGGTGCCGGCCGAGCGGGTGCTGCACTGGGCACACAAGGTGCGGCCGGGGCAGCACCGCGGTGTCGGCGAGTTCGTGCCCGCCCTCGAGCTCTTCGCGATGCTCAGGCGCTACACGCTGGCCACGGTGACCGCGGCCGAGACCGCGGCGGATTTCGCAGCTCTCATCCACACGAACACGCCGGGGAACGACGGCGGCGGCACGCAGATGCCGGCGTGGGAGACGATGCCAATCGTCCGCGGCACGATCATGTCGTTGCCGGACCAGTGGGATGCCACGCAGCTGAAGCCCGAGCACCCGACGACGACGTACGGTGAGTTCGAGAAGCGGCTGATCAACCAGATCGCCCGGGCTCTCGACATGCCCTACATCGTGGCCGCGATGGACTCGTCGGCCGCGAGCTACTCGTCGATGCGTGGCGACTACCTCGTCTACCGCAAGGCAATCGCGACCCTGCGGGCGGACCTTGAGCGACACGTCCTCGACCGTCTGCTGGACGCATGGCTCGACGAGGCCGCCCTGGTGCCGGGGCTGATCCCCAACGGCCTCCCGCCGGTGTCGCAGTGGACCTGGTCGTGGACGTGGGACGGCTTTGAGCACGTCGACCCGTCTAAGGAAGCCGACGCGATGGAGACGGCCCTCCGCACGCACACCACGACGCTGGCGTCGGAGTACCAGAAGAAGGGCAAGGACTGGAGGCAGGAGCTCGCGCAGCGGGCGCAAGAAATCGCGGTGATGAAGGATCTCGGGCTGCT